GCTGCGACGGGTGCCCGCTGTGGGACGACGATTTGGAGGACACGACCTGCGCAGACGGCTTGATGGCCGCGGCGGCTGATTTGATCGAATTCCAGCAGCAGGGCCTTGAGGCGCTGACGAAGATGGACGAGGGGCTGAAAAAGCGGGGCGGCACGCTGAAAGAGTTCCTGCGACGCGGCGATGAAGTCGTGCAGGGGCACAGAGACCCTGCCGGACCGCCGGGCGATCCAGGTTTTGCGGGCGATATCTTCATCTGCCCGACGTGCAACTCGCCGCGCGTCTTCTATAACGCGGAGAAAGACGCCTACATATGCCCGAGCTGCGGGTGGCAGGACAAGGAGGGCTGACGGATGGTGGACTATCCCTATTTTTCACTGCGCGATCTGCGTGAGATGAATCGCCTGTTGGCGGTGTCGGACGCGACGTTTGGAAGATATTGCAAACGAACACAGAAGAAGCGGCGCAGGGATGCGCGGCGGAACAGGAGAAAATGATGGTTTCGGACGAGGCATTGAAAAAGCTGCAAGAGCAGATCGCGGCGTGGCCGATGGAACGGCGATTCGTGGTGCAGCAGCTCATTCGGGATTATTTGAGGGACCGGGAAGACCTGCGCGCCTATGAGGCGACAAGGCTGACGCCGCGCGGGGTCGAAATCCTCAAGGAAGAAAAGCTCAGCAGCGACGGTATGATCCTGATCGGGCGGCTGATGGGCAAGAAGCTACACGAGATCGGCTGCGAACGCCTGCACGAGCTGGTCGAGGCCGGCGCGGACGGGCGCGCGATCACGCTGCCGTGCAAGCTCGGCGGCGAAGTGTGGGCGCCCGGCTGCGGCAGAACGGTGAAACTGCGCGTCGTCGAGGCGGCGCTGCTTCTGCAAGGCGAGGACGGCGAGGGCTATGAGAAGCTGAGCGACTTCGGAAAGACATTTTTCGCGACGAAAGAAGGAGCGGAGGAGGCAAAGCGAAATGAATGGTTTACTTGAAAAGCTGCGGCGGGGCGCGATCAGGGCGCTCGGCGGGTACGTCGAGCAGGTTCCGCCGCCGAAACCGCAGGACACGCTGCTCATCAAATCGGAGAGCCGGAGGGTCGAGAAGATCACGGCAAAGAGCCGCATCTGCTACAAAGCGCTCGATGGAGACCGCGCCAGACAATGGGCGATGCGGCACACAAAAGAGGACCTTGTTGAATTCTTGATGCAGAAGATACTGGAAAGCGGTGCAATCGTCTTCGAAGAGAACTGTATCGAGAGCCGGTACGATGACATCGAGCTGCGCGCGACGGTGTACGTCGCGATGCCGGAGAAGTAAAGGAGGGAATGAAGCGTGAAGCGACTGACAAATGAAGCAGTCAGGGTGGACGAGAGCGTGGACCGGTATCTCGGTCCGCTCGCCGACCTTGAAGGTATGAAGCCGAAGCTGCTGGACCTGATTCTGAACGGTCCGGTGCTGAACGGTGTATCGAAGGACGTGCTGCGGCAGATCATTCGGCAGCTCTACAGCGCGCTTGCCGCCTATGAGGACACGGGGATGACGCCGGAAAGCGTGGAGGCGCTCAAGCTGTCCATGATGGGAAAGGCAATCGCGGAGATTAAGGAGTTTAACGGCCTTCCGGTCGACCGCCTGCGGGAGCTGGCCGATGCCGACAAGGACGATCGGCTGGTGGTGCTGCCGTGCAAGGTAGGCGACGGGCTTTGGACATTCTGCAGTCACCCGGTCGAGCAAGTTTACAGTTTTACTGTGACACATATAAGCACACTTAATGGGAGGACTATGCTGAACACATCACGTTGCGGCGTTATAGATGCGCGTGATGTCGGTAAGACCGTATTCCTCACCCGCGAGGAAGCGGAGAAAGCATTGGAGGGCATGACATGTTAGACACTTTGAATTTGCGCGGCGGGAGCACGAGCCAGTCGGTGCACGTGAACGCCGTGACCGGCGCGATCTTGAAAAACCATCCGAAAAGCTGGTTTACGCGGTTCAACCTGACAAGCGAATACGCGAAAACGCTCTTCGCCGAGGGCGGGCACAAGGCGATGAAAAAGGTGAGCATCAGGAGCGATCCGACCGATTGGAGGGGCTATACCCGCAACGAACGCGACCCCGACAAGGATATCACGATCCTGCAAATGGTTATTTGCGGCGACATGGAGGTCATCGCGGAGCTCGTCTACACCAAGGACTATGAGGGACGAGAGGGGACAAGGGAGGGCTGACGGATGGTGCAGGTATATTGCGATCGGTGCGGGCGGGTCATTACGGGGATGAGCGCGCATGAGCGTGTGAGCGTGACGGCCAGTGGCGCGGGCGGCGGGGAGATCGCGAAGCTCGACTTCTGCACATACTGCGCGGACTGGGCCATTAACACGCTGATGCGGCGGACGATGCTCGGCGCGGGCGAGAAAAAGGGCGCGAAGGCGGACAAGCCTGCGCCCATCGCGCCGCCGAAGAGCGAAAAGGACGGCCTTGCGTGGACGGCGGGACAGGACAAGCGGCCGGCCGCGGAAGCGCCGCCGCCCGAACCGCTCCCGACGCTGAGCGTCAAGGGCTACGGCGCGGCGGAGAAGCGGAAAATCTTCGACGCGCTGGTGCGCTACAAGGTGCGGACCGGCCCGGGGTGGACGGAGCGTGTGAGCGAGGCCTGCGGCGGGGACGTGAGCCGCGAGACGCTGCGCGCGATCGTCGTGGACGGGCTGATGGTCGACATCCACGTGTGGCGCGTCATTGAGCGGGGGCTCAGCGACCTGGGCGCAATGGAGAAAAAGGCATGAAGGTGACGTTTATTTTGCAGGCCGACGTGCCGGAGAGCGCTATCCAGGGCATCAAGGAGCGCGCAGCGATGGACCTTGAGCGCTACGGCGACGTGCGCGTCGTGAAGATCCTCGTCGAAAGGCCGCGCGAGCATGAGCAGTTACATCTTTGATCACGCCTGCGGGCGAAAAAGAAAGGAAACAGAACCATGAAACAGTACATCGGAACGAAACTCATCGAGGCGGAAAAGGCGTATCGCGTGGACGGCAAGGTCGTTACGCTCGCGGAGGACAGAGTGCCGTGCGGCAACGAGGTCGAGCACGGCTACAAGGTGCGCTATGCGGACGGGTATGAGAGCTTCAGCCCGAAGGAGGTGTTTGAGCGCGCCTATCTGCCGCTCGAGGTGAACGGCAAGCTCAAGACTGAGGCACCGAGCATCAGCGCGGAAATGGTCGAGCGGTTCATCGACCACCACGAAACCGTGACGATGGGCGGCAAGACGACCGTTGTGCGCGCGGTGCTGAAAAACGGCTTCGAGATCGTGGAGAGCGCGAGCTGCGTGAGCGCGGAGAACTACGACGAGGAGCTGGGGGAGGAAATCTGCATGGAACGGATTAGAAATAAGATTTGGGAGCTGCTGGGCTTCCTGCTGCAAACGGCGGTGGGCGGCGTGAACGGCGAGGCTGTGTTCGAGGAAGCCTACCGCGAGACGGCCGGTATGAGCTTCGGCCTCGCCATTGAAGCCGTGAAGAAGGGCAAGAAGATCGCCCGCCGCGGCTGGAACGGAAAGAACCAGTACGTTGAGCTGGCAGAGCGCATCAGCTACGAGAACGCGCAGCACGAGGTCATCAACGCACAGCACGAGGCCATCGGCAACAAGGCGCTGGCCTTTATCGGTACATCCGGCGTGCAGCTCGGCTGGCTCGCCTCTCAGGCGGACATGCTGGCCGACGACTGGCAGATCGTGGAGGGCTGAGAGATGCAGAAAATCAACATCAAGAAGCACACGAAGGAGCAGATGGTGAAAATGCTGGAAACGGCATATGAAGCCAACGAATCCGCGACCGCAGAATTGGAACGGACGGCGGCGCAGATCCATGCGCAGCAGGAGGAGATTGCCGCGCTGCGCGAAAAGCTCAAGGAAACGAAATCGGCGTATGACGCGGCGATGGACGACGAAGAACGCCGCGTTAGGAAATTAGAAGAGCAGGGCAGCGAGCTTGCACGCGCCAACGAGGAGCTCGAGAAGGCAAAGAACGAAAGCCGCGAGCTGGCAAAGCAGCTTGGCGAGCGCATGGTGGAGCTCAAGGCCGCGGAAGAGAACGCGCGCAAGGCCGCGGTAGAGACGAACAGCATCAGGGCGCAGCTGAGCGAGGCGGAGACGAACGCGAAGCGCAAGGAAGAGCTGCTGTACGCGGCGCTGCACACGATCAAGACCGAGAAAAGCATCAAGGAGGGCTACCACAAGAGCCTCAAGTGGTGCATGGCGCACCCGTGGCGCAACCTGTGGCGCTGCGTGAAAGAGCATTTCCGATTCTGACACCATGAGCGGGGAGGGAGAAGGGCACATGTTTCGATACAAGAAGAGCGTGCCGGTGAGCTATGAGCGGCAGGGGTACATTTATTTCTCGTCGCTTCTCTACCGCGAGATGCCGGAGCGGGCGCAGCAGAAGATCCTGAACCTGTGCATGGAGTGCGGCGGCGGAGACTACTACCGGGCGCTCTTCGAATTCGTGACGACGGACGCGAACGCGACGTACATCTGCATGAAGCATTCTCTCTCCCGCTCGACGCTCGAGCGGATCGTGCGCAGGTACTACGAACGATTCCCACCACGACTATAACAGGGCTTCGGCCCTGTGTGCGCTGCCGCAAAAGGGCGCGGCGGCGCACAGAAGGCCGAACAGATACTTTATTCAATATCACACGCGCGCGTGCGCGTGTGATTCGAGCTTGTAACGTATCTTAACTTAACGAACAAATCCAGTACAGGAGGACAGGGCTGTGTATCGAGGCAGAACATTCAACCGGGAACGGGTGTACGTATGCGGCGAGTATCTCGACGGAGACATTTACCCTGTCTTTCAAAAGCCCGGAGAGCGGAGAAAGAGATGCCGCCCGACGAGCGAGATTCAGAAGAAGCTGAACCAGAGGAACGCGGCGAAGAGATTGACGCGCATCGTGCACATGAACTTCACGAGCCGCGACCTCGCCCTGCATCTGACGTATGACCGGGAGCACATGCCGGAGAGCGCAGAGGACGCGCTGCGCATCGTGCAGAACTATCTGCGTGCCCTCAAGCGGCGGTACCGCAAGCTCGGCTTGGAACTCAAGTACATACTCTCCACCGAGTACGGCGGGAGAAGCGGCCGCGTCCACCATCACCTGATCGTGAACGCAGGATTAGACCGCGACGCGATGGAAGCGCTATGGGGGCGCGGCTACGCCAACAGCAAGCGCCTGCAATTCGGCGACGAGGGCGTGAGCGGCCTGACGCATTACATCACCAAGGGCGACGCGAGCTACAAGCGGTGGAGCGGCAGCAGAAATCTCGATCAGCCGGAAGCGCAGCCGCCGCGCGACGATCTGACAATGGAGGACGTGCGCACGCTTTTCGAGGCGGCGGAAATCCATCTGGCAAACGAATGGTTTGAATCACGCTTCCCCGGCTATGAGCTTGTGAGCTGCGAGCCGCGCCGCAACGAGACGAACAGGGGGTATTATATCCATTTCGAGATGCGGCGAAAAAAAACTACTTGACATGTTACATGGAACAGTATATAATTACATGTAACAGGAGGTGAGACGATGGCGCAGGAAAGCCGCGCCGAGTACATGAAAGATCGCCGTGCCAACTTCAAAGCATTCCACGTTGAGGTCGAGAAAGAGCGAATGAAGCGCTTGGAAGATCGACTCGATCAGCAAGGAAAAACGAAGAAGCAATGGCTCGACGAAAAGATCGATGAAGAACTCGGAAAATAGCAGAACACCCGCCCGGCCGGTCAAAGCATAGGCGAGTGTTCAACACCGCAGAGGAAATCTCCAACGGTAAATTCATTCTACCACAGGGGGTTCCTCCGCACAAGAGAAAATTTTGAGGAGGAAACTATGAACAGCAATTGTGTTCCCGTTTACCGGGACAGCATCGAATCAGAGGCCATGATGTGCCGGTGCATCCAGAGCACGCTGACGCTCATCCGCGCGGCGGTGGAAAGCCAAACATCGGATTACAGCAGAGAGGTCGGCGAGGCCTGCTATCTGCTCGAGAGCGCAATGGATCAGCGAATCTATGAGCTGAGCCGCATGGCGGAAGGCAAGCTGACCGGCGACCCAAAGGTCGGAGGTGCGGCATGAACATGACACCGATGCCACAGGAGAGCGCGGCGGAGATCGCGCGCATGAACCGGTACATCCAGAAGACCAAAGGCGCGGAAAAGACCGTGTACGACATGACGCTCAAGGAAATGGGGTCGCTGCGGGACATGACGAAGCGCGGCAAGGGCTGGGACGCGGTGGAGCTGGCCTTCCTGTACGGGCGGGCCAAGGGCTACCGCGCGGCCAAAGCGGAGGTGAGCGCATGAGATTCATACTGAACGCAAAAGGTCTGCGAGATATAATTAACTTTGCAATGGTCGACGAGCCGGATTATATCGAGATCGAGTTGCACGAAAGCGAAAAGAGGGACAAAAGCCGCATTGAGCTTCATTTGTGGCGACAAGAAAGAACAGACACAGGATATCCAAAGTCGGGACGGTACGAGCACAACGCGCGCATAGTGTACGTCGATAAGCACTTAGGCGAGAAACTAAAACTGCCATCAATTTACCGGGAGGAAAGAGCATGAAGTTTGTTTTCAGCGTAGAAGAACTTTACGAAGCAATCGCAGACTTGTATGACGATGGGAGAACTTCTGTTGAAGTCAGCTTAAACGAAAAGGGGAAGCTCGGAAAACCGTGCATTGAGCTTCATTCGTGGAAGCTCGGAAGAACAGAGTACGAAGAAACGGAGGTCTGCGTAGACCAATACGCAAGCAAATAACGCGAAAGCACCGGAGGGAGTCTTCCTTCCGGTGCTTTTTTTTTGAAACGCAACACGACAACGCGCGCGGGGGAGCCCGGGCGCGCTGTGCGCGTGCACGATCGGAAAGCATTTGCCGTGCTTCGCGCGCGTGCGCGCGAGGAAACGCCGATAGCCTTAGAGCCGCAAGGGATTGCGGCTCTTTTTTCATGCCCGAAAGTTGACGGTTCGTGACGTGTTGCATTTGCTACACTTTTTCCTAACAGGAGAGAAAAGAGGTGAGGCGCGAATGGCGCGGCAGAAGAAATACGGCACGGCGAAGGCACTTGAAAAGGCGTGCGAACGCTATTTCGCGTCGATCACGCGGCGGGTGAAGGTGACGGAGCTGGTCGACTCTGGCGAGCGGGACGACAAGGGGCACGTCATCATGCGGCCGGTGCCTGTGGAAAACAGTCTGGGCGAAGAGCTATACACGACCGAATACCTGCTGCCGCCGAGCATGCACGAGCTGTACGCCACGCTCGGCATCGACAAATCGACGTGGAGCCGGTACATGGCCGAGGGCGAGGACTATGCGCGCGTGGGCACGTGGGTCTACGAGCGCATGAAGGCATGGAACGAGCACGAGATGCTGACGCGCGAGGGGAAGAACCTCAAGGGCATTCTCTTCAACCTGACGAACAACTACGGATACAGCGAGAAGAAGGAAGTGGAGCTCGGCGAGCGGGCGACGAAGACGGTGACGGCGGCGAGCATTCCGCTCGAGGACCGGCAAGCGATGCTGCGCGAGCTGATGCAGGAGTTTGAGCGCGATGAGCGGGAAGACGGAAGCGAGCCTTGAGCGAGAGCTTGAAGTGGCACTGTGGTGGCGGGACTTCCGCGCGACGAACAACCGCGCATTCCTGCCGCTGCTATTCGACCGGCACCGCTATCTCGTGCTCAAGGGCGGCGGCGGCTCGGGCAAGTCGATCTTCACCGGAAGGCTCATCTTAGAGCGCGTGACGAGCGAGCCGGGGCACCGATGGCTCGTATGCCGAAAGGTCGCGAAGACGCTGCGCGAGAGCTGCTTTGAGCAGCTGTGCGGGCAGATCTCGGACTACTACCCGGAGAGCGGGGCGAAGGTCAACAAAAGCGACATGAGCATCACGTTTGCAAACGGCAGCAAGATCCTCTTCGCCGGACTCGACGACCCGGAAAAGCTCAAGTCCATTTACGACATCACGGGCATCTGGATCGAGGAAGCAAGCGAGCTGGAGAAGAAGGACTTCGATCAGCTGGACATTCGACTGAGAACGAACTTCCCCTACTACCTGCAAATGATCCTGACCTTTAACCCGATCAGCATCACGCACTGGCTCAAGAAGCGATTCTTCGACCACCACGACCCGCGCGCGACGGTGCACGAGAGCACGTATCTCGACAACCGCTTTCTGACGGCGGAGGCCATCACGACGCTCGAGGCCTTCAAAGAGACGGACGAGTACTACTACCAGGTCTATTGCCTCGGACAGTGGGGCGTGACGGGCAAGACGGTGTTCGACGCGAAAAAGGTGAGCGAGCGGCTGCTCGTCGTCGAGCGGGCGAAGAAGCCGAGGCGCGGCTACTTCGAAAACGTCGTCAAGGAAGACGGTGTACACCTCGAGCGCTGGGCGTGGGTGGACGATCCGGACGGCTCGGTGACGATCTACGAGGATGTCGTCCCCGGCCGGCCGTATGTCATCGGCGGCGACACGGCGGGCGACGGCAGCGACTACTTCGTGGGGCAGGTGCTCGACAACATCACGGGAAAGCAGGTCTGCACGCTGCGCCACCAGTACGACGAGGACACGTATGCGAGGCAGATGTACTGCCTCGGCAAGTACTACAACGACGCGCTGCTCGCCATCGAGACGAATTTCTCGACGTACCCGACGAAGCTGCTCGACCTGATGGGCTACCGCAACCTGTACGTGCGCGAGGTGGAGGACGACTTCACAGGCAAGATCAAGCACGCCTTCGGCTTCCAGACGAACCGGCTGACGCGGCCGGTGATCCTGTCTGAGCTCATCCGCATTTTGCGCGAGAGCATGAGCACGGTGAACGACCGCGACACGCTGCTCGAGATGCTGACATTCGTGCGGCGGGAGAAAGACCTGCAGGGAGAGGCCGAGCCGGGCGCGCACGACGACTGCGTGATGGCGCTGGCGATCGCGCATTACGCGCGGCCGCAGCAGACGATGGAAATTAAGACCGCCGGCAGCGCGAAGAAAACGCGCTGGACGGCGGACATGTGGGAGGACTACAACAGCGCGAGCGAGACCGAGCGGGCAGAAATGCTGGCGCTCTGGGGCGAGCCGCGATGAGAGGGAGAAAAGACATGGAAGAAAAAGAAAAGGCAAGAGCGATCAGCGAGGAGCTGCGCGAGTGGCAGGCGAGGCTCAATGAGAGCGACGCCAAGTGGTCGAAAGAAGTCGAAAAAATGAACGAGCGCGAGGCGGTCTACAACGGGGACCGCACGATGCAGCCGCTCGTCCCCGGCGACACGCACCGCGACGGCACGCTGAAAAAGACAAGCCACGTGCGCAACATCACGTTTGAGAACATCGAAAGCCAGGTATCGAGCAGCATTCCGCAGCCGAAGGTGACGCCGCGGCGAAAGAAGGACGAGCACCTGGCCGACGTGATCGAGCACTTTCTGCGCAACGAGCTCGACCGGCTCCCGTTTGAGGCGCTGAACGATCTGGCCGAGCGGACGGTGCCCATTCAGGGCGGCGTGGGCTTTTTGGTCGAGTGGGACAACACGAAGCGCACGAGCACGACCGTCGGCGAGGTGAACGTGACGCTCATCCACCCGCAGCAGTTCGCACCGCAGCCGAACGTCTACACGGGCATTGCCGATATGGATTATTTCATCGTCAAGGTGCCGACGACGAAGGGCTACGTCGAGCGCCGCTACGGCGTGCTGCTTGAAAACGAGGGCGAGAGCGAGCCGGATGTCCGTGGCGGCGACGGCTCCACGAGCAACCGGAACCTGACGCTTTACATCGGCTACAAGCTCAACGAGCGCGGCGGCATCGACCGCTACACGTGGGTGAACGACACGGAGCTCGAAAACCTCAAGGACTATCAGGCACGCAGGCAGCCGGTGTGCAAGAGCTGCGGCAAGGTAAAGCCGCTGCCGGGGCAGGAGGTAAACGGCGCGGCCTACTCAGGCGGTGCGTGCCCGTGGTGCGGCGGCAAGGACTGGGAGAGCAAGACGCAGGACTTCGAAGAGCTCTACGCGCCGGTACAGCGCAGCGACGGCACGTTTGTCGGCGGGATGCAGGAAACGCTCGACGAAAACGGCCTGCCGGTACAGGCGCCGGTGCGCATCCCGTATTACCGGCCGAACCGCTACCCGATCATCTTGCAGCGCAGCGTGAGCGTCTTCGGCCAGCTGCTCGGAAACAGCGACGTTGACATGATCCGCGACCAGCAGAACACGAGCAACCGCATCGAGCAGAAGATCATCGACCGACTGATGAAGGCCGGCACGCGCATCACGCTCCCCGACCGGGTGGACCTGCGCACCGATCCCGAGGACGGCGAGCGCTGGTACATCGGGAAGCCGAGCGACAAAAGCCTCATCGACGTCTACGATTTTTCGGGCAATTTGCAGTACGAGCTCACGTATCTGGCGCAGGTGTACGAAGAGGCGCGGCAGATCATCGGCATCACGGACAGCTTTCAGGGAAGGCAGGACACGACCGCAACGAGCGGCAAGGCCAAAGAGTTTTCCGCTGCGCAGGCGGCGGGACGCCTCGAGAGCAAGCGCGTGATGAAGAACGCGGCCTACGCTGAGCTCTTCGAAACGATGTTCAAATTCTGGCTGGCGTACTCGGACGAGCCGCGGCCGGTGACGTATAAGGACAGCACGGGCGAGACGATGTACGAGGAGTTCAACCGCTATGACTTCCTCGAAGAGGGTGAAGACGGCGAGCTGCACTGGAACGATCAGTTCCTTTTCTCGTGCGACACGAGCGCGCCGCTGGCGAGCAACCGCGAGGCGATGTGGCAGGAGACGCGGCAGAACCTTGAGGGCAGGGCCTTCGGCGACCCGACAGACCTCGAAACGCTCATTTTGTTCTGGGCGAAGATGGAGGAGCTGCACTACCCCGGCGCGGCGCAGACGAAAAAGCACCTCGAAGAGAAGGCGCAGCGGCAAGAAGAAATGGCCGCGCAGCAGGCGGCCATGCAGGGCGATATGCCGGGCGGCGCTGGCGTGCCGGACGAGCTGGCCGCGGCGATCGACGCGCAGGCACAGCAGGACGCCATGAACGCCGCGAGCGGACAGGCGGAAGAGCTTTACACGCCGCAGTAAGAAAGGCTAAAGGCGCGAAAGATGACGCGCAGAGCATAGAAGTCCCCGCAAGGGGGACGCCGCATCCGTAAGGCAGCAGAGCTGCCAACGGCTGCGCAGCCGCAGGGCAACAGCGGGAAAATGCCGAATCCAAAGGAAAGGAGGACAGGGGCATGAGCGATAAGAGCGGTTACGTCGGCAGAATCAAGAACGGCGGCACGCAGGTCGTGAAAGCGCCGAACCAGCAGACCGACGCGAAGAAGGGCGTCGTGCACACCGGCAGCGACCTTCGCACGGGCAAGAAGTAAGCAAAGCGGAAACGCTTTACAACGCAGCAATATGAAGCTGCAATGCGCAGGGCGATAGCGGGAATATGCCAGAGAGGAAGAGAACATGGAATTCACGGAAAAAGACGTCTTTGAAGCGATGGGCCTGACGGTGCCGCCTGACGAGGCAGGCACGCAGCAGGAGCCCACAGGCGCAAACGAGCCGGGCGCCGCTGCCCCGGCTGCAGAAGAGACCAACGGCGCACCGGAGGGCGGCGATACCGGCACGACGGGCGGCGAGGGCGCAGAGGGCGCCGTAACCGCTCCCGATGGCCAGGACGGCGCGGAAGGCGCAGAAGACAACAACGATGCGGAGGGCACGAAGAAGGAGCAGACCCCCAACGAGCGCAGAGCTCATGCGGCGGCGCGGCGCAGAGCCGAGCAGCAGGCCGCGGTGGACGCGGCGCTCAAGGCGCAGAGCGAGAAGATGGCCGCGGAGTGGAAGGCTTTTTTCGAAAGTGCGGGGCTCAAGAACACGATCACGGGCGAGCCCATCGCGACGAAGGAGCAGTTTGACGAGTGGTCGAAGTCCTTCAAGCAGCAGAAGCTCGAAAGCGACCTCAAGGCCGGGAAGTTGACGCAGGAATCTCTCAATGAGGCGATCAGCGAGAATCCTGTTGTGAAGCAGGCGGCCGAGATCGTGGCGGCGCATGAGCGCGAGCAGGCCGCGGCGGAGCAGGAGAAAATGCAGCGCGCCATCGATGAGCAGATCAAGAAGATCCACGCGCTCGAGCCCGAGGTGAACGGCGTGGAGGATCTTTTGAAGCTGCCGGAGAGCGAGGAATTCTACGCGCGCGTGAAGAGCGGCATGTCGTTTTACGACGCCTACCTCATTTCGACGCATGAGCGGCGCGAGAAGGCGCTGGCCGAGGCAGCGAGAGCGCAGGCCTTGACGGGTCAGAGGGGTAAGGACCACCTGACCGGCGCGGCGGCATCCCGCGGCGCGGGCGGCAAGGTCGTGACGAGCGAGGAGCTGGCGAGCTTCCGCATCTTCAATCCCACGGCGACGGACGAGGAGATCCGCACGTGGATCGAGAAGAACAGAAACTAACGAGACAAGGAGGAACGCAATGTTTATTCCCATCAAATCGACGGACGGGGCAATGACCCCGTTTGAGTACATCGAAGCGGCGGCGGGCACGTATCAGGTCGGCCAGCTGCTCAACGTATCGGACGGCAAGCTGGCAGCGATCTCTGCCGACCAAGCGACCACGCCGCCCTATGTGTGCATGCAGAGCGGCACGGTGGCCGCGGGCGAGCTGCTGGCGGTGACGCGCGTGCAGGGCAAGTACACCTTTGAAACCGAGCTTGCGGCGGCCGCTGCGGCCGTGAAGGTCGGCACCAAGATCCAGGTGGCGAGCGGCGGTCTCAAGGCAAAGTACGTCACAGGCGCATCGGACGCAGCGGTGCCCGGCACGTTCGAGGTCGTGAGCCTTGAGGGCACGGCAGCGGGCAGCATGATCCGCGGCCGCTTTGTATAAGGAAAACGGAAGAGAGGAGAGAAAGTAAGCAATGAAAATCATTTTTTCAGAATCGAGCAACCTGAACAACAGCGTTTACGGCAACTGCCAGGCGCCGATCAAGATGTTCCTTGAAAAGCGCGGCGAGGAATTTGAGCAGAACAGCGTGCTGAAGAACCTGTTCCTGACGGGTTCTTCCAAGAACTACGGCGACGTGATGACCACGCTGACGGCCATGAGCGGCTTTGAGCCCGTGGGCGAGAACGGCGCTTATCCGCTGGACGGCATGCAGGAGGGCTACCAGAAGTTCCTCAAGTACCAGACGTGGAAGGATTCTTTCAGCGTGTCTAAGGAGATGATCGAGGACGGCAAGCTGCTCGACATGCGCAAGCAGCCTGCGGCCTTTATGACCTCTTACAAGCGCACGCGCGAGCTCTTCGGCGCGGCGCTGTACGGCGCGGCCATGATGGGCAACGGCAGCGTGACCTTCAAGGGCGTCAAGTTCGACCTGACGGGCGCGGACGGCAGCAACCTGTTCGCCAAGGAGCACGTGCCCAAGGTGAGCGGCGACAAGCAGTGCAACTGCTTCAAGGATGCGTTCAGCGTGGACGCGCTGGGCAAGCTCGAGACCAAGATGCACCTGTTCCGCGGCGATAACGACGAGATCCTTGACGTGGCTCCCGATACGATCCTGATCCCCGAGAACGCCGACCTCAAAAAGGCGGTATTCGCGGCGATCGGCGCGGACAAGGACCCCGTGAGCGCGAACAACGCCTTCAACTATCAGTACGGCCGCTGGAACGTCATCGTGTGGCCGTACCTGAACCACTACATCACAAACGGCGTCGCCCCGTGGGTGCTGCTGGACAGCAAGTACAACGAGACCTACGGCGGCGCGGTGTGGAATGACCGCATTCAGCTCGATGTGCGCTCCACCATCGACGAGAACACAGACGCGAACGTCTGGCGCGGCCGCAGCCGCTTCAACGCGTGCTTCAACGACTGGCGCTTTGCCGCCATCGGCGGTATCGCGGCGGGCAACTCGCTCTAAGGAGCATACCCCAAGGGCGGGCGGGGGAAATGCCCCGCGCCCGCCCTTATCATCTCGAAAGAAGGGAGAGAGGAACGTGACACCGAGAAAGGTGATCCAGCGCGTGGACGAGGCGAAGCCGAACGCCTTCCCGGAGGAAGCAAAGTTCGAGTGGCTCATGGCCCTTGAGGGCAGGATCGCGGCGGATGTGCTGCTGGCGATGCCGGCGGAGCTGGCGGCCATCATGGGAAAGACATTCGCAGACGGCATGGACGAAGAGCTGCTCGTGAAAGCGCCGCACGACGAGCTCTACGCGCTGTATCTGAAAGCATACATCGACAAGGAAAACGGCGAATACAACCGCTACGCGGATTCGAGACAGCTCTACAACGAGGCCTACGGCAACTTCGTGCGCTACTGGGGCAGGACATACGAACCGGCGCAGGGCTATGAAAGGGGGTACGTGATCCGATGAGGACCATTGAAGTGAAGGAGCTCGCCTATCTGCCGCTGGGCAGGCAGGGCGAGAACAAAGCGCAGAGGATCGTCTGGCCGGGGATCGCGGATTCGTGGGCGCGGCTGTACGGCGAGGGCGTCTTCGCGCTGACGGTGCTGCGCGAGGGCGATAGCGCACCGTATCCCGCGAGCCTTAAGAGCGAGAACGGTGACGTGATCTGGACGCTGAGCAACGCCGACACTGCCAGGGCAGGCGAGGGCATGGCTGAGCTCACCTACACCGTGGGAGGCGCGATCGCCAAGAGCCGGACGTGGCGCACGGTGGTCGAGCCGTCGCTGAGCGCAAACGGCACGACCGAGCCGCCGGAGGCTTATCAGAGCTGGGTGGACGAGGTGCTTTCGGCGGCGGCGGGCGTGGAAAGCGCCGTATCCAAGATGCCATACGTCGACAGCACGACGGGGAACTGGTTCAAGTGGGACGCGGCGTCGGGAGCCTTTGCCGATACCGGCGTTCCTGCAACTGGCCCGCAGGGAGAGCAGGGACCCAAGGGTGACACCGGTGAGCAGGGACCCAAAGGCGATACCGGCGCGACAGGCCCCAAGGGGGATACCGGCGCGACAGGCGCGCAGGGCCCAAAGGGAGAAAAGGGCGACACAGGTGCAACGGGCGCGCAGGGCCCGCAGGGTGAGCAGGGCATCCAAGGCGTTCAGGGCATTCAGGGCCCGAAGGGGGATACCGGAGAAACCGGCAGCACTGGTCCGCAGGGGCCGAAAGGCGACAAAGGCGACGCCTTTACCTATGACGACTTTACGGAAGCGCAGCTTGCTGCGCTGAAAGGCGCGAAGGGCGACACGGGCGAGCGCGGGCCGAAGGGCGAAACGGGAGATACCGGCCCACAAGGGCCCCAAGGTGACAAGGGTGATACCGGTGATACCGGACCCCAAGGCCCCAAGGGTGACACAGGTGAAACGGGTCCGCAGGGGCCTCAGGGCGAACAGGGCGTCAAAGGCGATACCGGCGCAGTTGGCCCGCAGGGGCCGCAGGGCGAGCAAGGCATTCAGGGGCCCAAGGGAGACACAGGCAGCGGATTCCGGGTTCTCGGCTACTACGCGAGCAAGGAGGCGCTGGACACAGCACACAAGGCCACGGCCAAGGCGGGCGACGCTTACGGCGTCGGCACTGGTGAGCCTTACGACATTTACATCTTCGACGGCGTGACGAATGCTTTTGTCGACAACGGCCCTTTGCAGGGCGCGAAGGGCGACAAAGGCGATACGGGCGCGCAAGGCCCTGCCGGTCCTGCAGGTGCGGATGGGGCACCCGGCAAAGACGGAGAAACCGGCCCTCAGGGTCCGCAAGGTGAGAAGGGCGATACAGGTCCGCAGGGGCCGAAGGGTGAAGACGGAGCGCCCGGTAAGGACGGAACAAACGGCACGAACGGCAAGGACGGTGTGACGTTTACCCCCAGCGTGAGCGACGCGGGCCTTTTGAGCTGGACGAACGACGGGGGCAAGACGAATCCGAAGTCCGTGAACATCAAGGGGCCCAAGGGCGACCCGGGAGCTGACGGAGCGCCCGGCAAGGATGGCGGCACGGGTCCGCAGGGGCCCAAGGGCGACCCGGGCGCGGATGGCAAGGACGGCGCGAACGGTGTAACGCCGACGATCGGCAGCAACAGCAACTGGTTTATCGGCACGACCGACACGGGCAAGCCCTCGCGCGGCGAGAAAGGCGATCCCGGAGACACGGGACCACAAGGGCCCAAGGGAGACCCCGGTGCAGACGGCAAGGATGGTGGAACAGGCCCGCAAGGGCCGCAGGGGAATCCAGGCGTGGATGGCAAGGATGGCACAACCTTCACCCCATCCGTCAGCGCGAGCGGAGATCTCTCGTGGACGAACGACGGCGGCAAGGACAACCCTGCGACCGTGAACCTGAAAGGCCCCAAGGGAGACACCGGTCCCCAAGGTCCGCAGGGCGAGCAGGGCGAACAGGGCCCGCAGGGTCCCGCAGGTCCCGTCAACGTCCCCGCGACCACGGCCATCCTCAAGGGCAACGGCTCGGGCGGCATCGTGGCAGCGACGAAAGGCACGGACTATGCATCGCCGCCTACCGCCTGCAAGGTCAAACTGACGGTCGCGGGTTGGAACAGCTCGGCCAAAACACAGAGTGTGACGATCGACGGCGTGTCGGCGGATGAGGCGAGCCAGCTTCTGCTGCCGATGCCGACCGCTGCGAGCAAGAGCGCATATGACGATGCCGGTATCCAGATGACGGGTCAGGCCGCGAACAGTGTGACCTTTACGTGCGACACGGTGCCGACCGCAGCCATTGAGGTGTGGGTCGTGATCCAAAGCGTGAAGGACGTCACCCCCCCCTCAGTAACTGAGACGTGGGTGTTCAATAAATCGTTCCAAACGTTTACGAGCGAAGATGTGACATACCAAATTGGCTTTACGTCCAGCGGCAGCACGTTTTCGAGCCTTACTGTACAAGGATCGAAATCCGCAGTAGGTGAAGGGCGTTATGACGCTGGCGGCCTAATTTACGATTCCACACAGGTGTATTCTGGGTTCGGCACATGGAAGGATCTTACGTACCGTACGATCACGCTCGCAGAGCCCGCGACGGGCGCATTCTTCGAGTGGCTGCAGCAGGCCGCAGTCAAACAGTAACAATCAGCGACATAAAAGATTGGAGGTGGTCGCGTGATCTATAATTTACCGCAAGTTAAACAGGCGAAACAAGAAACGTGGGTCATCAATGACGATTTTGCCTTATTAGATTCGCTCACAAACGTTAAAGCTGATATTAAATTTGTGTCAAACGGTGAATCGTTTGATGGTTTAGTGTGCAGCCAAGACAGAAGATATTCTGTTATCTCTTATTTTACTGGCGCTACATACAAACGGGTTTGGGATTCTGACGGTGGCTGGGCAGGGGTAAGCTCACAAGCTTACCGAACCGTCATCTTCGACGAAGAACCGACCGGCGATCTGCTCGCGTGGCTACAGGCAAACGCTGTCAAACAATAAGGAGGAATCTATGATTTTTAACACGACAACTCCCGCTGGAAATGCGGGGGGGGGCGTATGAAGAGGTGACGATTACAGGGTCTTCTGCCTTATCCTCACTCACGATATTCTACATCGACGAGCAAGGTACATACCAGTCTTATACGTTACCTGATACTTCCAAGACTTATAAGATTAAAGTACAGAGCCCATCTGTATTTGGAATTGATGTTTCGGATCATAGTATTGGAAGCACAGATGAGTATGTGACTGGCGGAACGCTTTGCAGCCAGATGTCAAACCCCATGCTTCCAGGATCTATACCTGGCTTAGCAATTTATCATATTTAACATCATGAAAGGAGGGCTTACGATGAGCTTTATCAGAGTAAAGTGCCTGAGAGAGAGAGAGAGAGAGAGAGAGAGACGTAGCCTCGCGGCTAAGGTGCGCGCATGATCGCGAACGTCGCACCGAGAAAAGCGAGCGGAGCGGGGAAGACGTATACGATTACGTGTGGCAAAAAAGTCACAACATTACCAGTCCCAGTAAATCCGAATGCGGGGGACATTGTCACGTTCGGTTATTTATCATTCGAGACATTTACCATTCGCGGAGCCAACTCTCAAGCGGAAATTCCATATCTCAGTGGGACTCCGGAAGGGGTATCACCGCAGGATGGATTCGACTCCAAGTATTACTTCGTCATGCCTGCGGAGGATGTAACCATCTCGTAACGGAGGTGGCGGCATGATTCTGAATCCGACGCAAAAGACAAAGAACGAGACGCAGGGCCCTGTGTGGGTGCTTATTAAGACTGGAGGCTGAATCATGGCTGGAGATCTCTTACTTTCACAGACTATTTCCATTCCATTTAGCGGAAAGTTGCAAGACGGATTAACAGTTTTGGTGACGTTTTCCTATGGCGGGTATTTAGCTATGTCCGTAGCTATGTATACTTACGGTCGGTGGACGTATGCGTCAACCGACGGCGGATCAGGTGTTGGGCTGTCTAATATGACAGTCAACGGCTCAACATTGACGTGCTCTTTGGCGTGGCCTGGCGACGCTGCGTATTACATGGTCATCGAAGCGGATAATTTCCCGCTCTAAGAACAATTAAATAAACCAATTCGGGGCCGACAGCTTCGGCTGTCGCCTCCATGAACGCCCGCCAGAGGCGCGAACAATCAATCTTATCGCTTAAAGGAGTGATTACATGGCAACATACATCAAAGTCAACAACACCGAGTACCCTGCAACCATCACGGGCGAGCAGGCGGGCGGCAAGATCACGCTGCAATATCTGCCGCATGAGCTGGCGGGGAATTATTTCAAGGCGGTGTAATGCGCCGCAGAAAGGGAGCGAGAAATGGGAGATTTGGCAAGCATTGCGTCTCTGTGCTCTGAGGTGACGGTCATCCTCGGGGCGCTGGCGCTGTTCATTAAGCCGTTGCGCAACAAGATCCTCGGCCTTGACAAGCTGGTGGATGCGCTCAAGTGCGAGCTGCGGCACGATATGCTGCATACATACTACCGGCACAGGGAGGACAAGTTCATTCGGCAATACGAGTTGGAAGACTTTCTGTACCTCTACAGAGGCTACAAGGCGCTCGGCGGGAACAGCTTTATCGACAAAATCAAAGGCGAGGTCGACGAGTGGGAGGTCAGATCGTGAAAAAGGCGTGGACGGCGGCACGGGAGCACTGGGACAGGATGAAGAAGCGGGACAGGTACATATCCATCGCCATTTTCAGCCTGACGTGGTACACCGTCGCCTCGCTCACCATGGCGGCGCTCGGCGTGCCGCCGCCCGACGTGCTGACGGAACGGTGGTTCAAAGCATGGACGACGGAGCTCGTCGTGGTGGCGGGCATCAAGATTTTCAGAAAGGACGATACGGTTTTATGAATGAATTACTGAACAAAAGAATTGCGAACCTTCTCAGCGTGAAGAGCCTTGTGACGATCGCGCTGACGGCGACATTCTGCATCCTGACGGTGCGCGGCGCGGTCACGCAGGAGTTTAACACCGTGTACCTCATGGTCATTGCGTTCTACTTCGGCACGCAGAACGCGGCGGGCAGCGCGAAGGGAGAGTGAGCGGTGTGAATATCCGCAAATACCCGGCAAACGCCGGGAACGTCGGCGGCACGCGCGCGGCGAGAAGTATCCGCTACATCGTGATCCACTACACCGGCAACGACGGCGACACGGCGATGAACAACGCCAAGTATTACGCGGGCAACGTCGTGAAGACCAGTGCGCACTACTTCGTGGACGAGAAGGAGATCGTGCAGAGCGTGGACGACCTGTGCATCGCGTGGGCGGTGGGCGGAAAGAAGTACCCGAGCTGCGCGCAGACGGGCGGCGGGACGCTGCACGGCCGCTGCCTGAACGCAAACAGCATCAGCATTGAGCTGTGCGACGCGAAGAGAGACGGCGCATACGCGCCGGACGCGCGCACCGTGGAGCGTGCGCTTGCGCTGACGCGCGAGCTGATGAAGAAGTACAACATCCCGGCAAGCAACGTGATCCGTCACTTTGACGTGACGGGCAAGCTGTGCCCCGCCTACTGGTCGGGGAGAGAGAACGCGGGCAAGTGGGAAAAGGAATTCCACGGCAAGCTGACGGCGCCCGATTACCGCGCGCAGCTTCAGAAGCGCGCGGGGTTGACGGACGGCACGATGGATTACCTTGAAAAATATCAGTACGGCGAGGACCTTGTGCGCAAGCTCGCGACGATGAAGTAAAGCACGGGGCGGGAGAGCGTGCAGATCTCCCGCCCGAAGAGAAAGGAGGGGAGGAAGGATGCCTTCCAACTGGCTATACATCGACACGAATTTTCCGTCGTTCACGCAGAAGGAGAGCGTGAACGACAAGGTCGAGACGATGCAGGACTACCTCTTCATGCTCGTCGAGCAGCTGCGCTACACGCTGCACAACTTAGACCTTTCCAACATGAACAAGACGGCGGCGGACGAGTTCGTCAAGCAGATCACCGATCCCATCTACGGCGAGATCAAGGACGCGGAGGGGAACATCACGCAGGTCGCGCTCGTGGCCGAGGGGCTGGCGGCGCGCATCGGCGACGCCGAGGGGAACATCACGCAGCTGCAAGCGACAGCAAAGGGCTTACAGGCGAGCATTTCGAACCTCGACGGCGCGATCACAAACATCAAGGCCGACGTGAACGGCATCCGCGCGACGGTGAGCGGCAAGATCGACGACAGCGATGCGCAGACGCTTATCGACCAGAACTTGCACAAAATCACGCTGGCGGCGACGAGCGGTTCGAGTGGCACGACTTTCACGCTGAGCAAGGACGGCGCGCAGATCGCGAGCACAGGAACGGTCGACCTGCACGTCAAGTCGGTCAACATCGATGGCACGCTGACGGCGGGCGCGCTGCGCGGCGGGAGCGTGAGCCTGCTGGCCGGAGATACCCCTGTCGGCAGCATGGATCTTGCCTACACGGGCACGGGGCAGGTCGGCGTCGGTCTGACGGCGACCTATGGTGGCATGAAGATGCACGCAGCGGGAAATATCTTTCTTAAATCCGAGCTGGGGCCGTTTGCATTGATCGGAAAAGACGATGCCAGCGACTACCCTGTCGTCTCGCTCGGCGGCGGCTATCTGGTGCTGAGCGGCAACTACATGTTTGGCGCTTCGCCGCCGAGCCACGCGCCGTATGGCACGGTGTTTTTCATCGAGGAGTAAGGCATGGCGAGCTTTTATTGTACGCTGTCACCGGTCGACGGAGACGGGACACAGCTCAGCGTCTACGCACGGTTTACTGGCGGCGCGTCGGATTACACGTATAAGCGCTCAATCGACATCCGCATCACGGGCGTCGGGACGTTCTCGTTCGATTCGAGCGAGGTCGGCGGTGGGACGAGCACCTTTGTCGGCACGATCACAGGCCTGTTACCGGGCACGGCATACGAATGGATATGCAACATGTACTACTGGAACGGATCATGGGTCGTCTCAGATTACAGCGATTCCGGCACGGCAACGACATACAGCGGTGGCGGCGGCGGAAGCAGCGCGAAGGCGGTCATCAATGTCGGGACGTATGCCTATCCGAACTGGAAGAGATACCGCGCGATCGTCAACATTGGGACGTATTACATTGGGACGTATTACAACACAAATTGGCTATCGGTTCGACCGGTCAACAATTACGGGAGCTATTCGCGACCCAATTGGAGGTAAAGAGCATGAATGAAAAGATCAAGCAGGAAGCGGCGCACGCGATGCACCTGATTGGCATTTTGAACGTCAACGGCGATGCCGTCGATGTGGTGGCAGCGGTGCGCCAGTCGCTTCGCAATATCGTGACGATCTGCGATGCGGCAGAAGAGCCGACGCAGGGTAACGCGCAGGACAAGCAGGCGGCAGAGCCGAAAAAGGACGGTGAGGCCAAATGAAGCTGCCAGAGGTCCCGTATGCCGACGGCATCGGCAAGCGCGGGCAGCTGCAATTCTACGGCCTGGACCACAACCTGGGCGCAGGGGACGGCGGGCTGTGGGACATGCAAAACCTGACGAGTGACTATTATCCTGTGCTTTCGACGCGCGCAAAGCGCAAAATTTACAAGAATCTTGTAAATCCGGGCGGGCTTTTCGCGTGGGATGCGCTGGCGTGGGTGGAGGGTGCGGCCTTCTACTACGGCGGCGCGAAAAAGGGCGACGTGACGGCGGGCGAGAAGCGCTTCGCGGCACTCGGCGCCTACATCATCATTCTGCCGGACAAGAAGTACTACAACACCGTTTCCGGCGCGTTCGGAAGCTTAGAGAGCGCATGGAGCGGCGGGAGCCTGACGTTTACGAACGGAAAGCTCTTTGAAGAGGCGGCAGAGGCGAACACGATCCGCTGCGCGAATGTCAGATGGGCGGACTACTTCAAGCCCGGCGACGCGGTGACGATTGCGGGCTGCACGAAGCACACGGAGAACAACAAAACGCCGGTGATCCGCGAGATCGACGGCGACAAAATGTATTTCTATGAAAACGTCTTCAAGCTGGACGGTGACAACGGCACGACAGAGTACACGGAGACGGGAAACTTGACGGTTCGGCGCACGGTGCCGGACTTAGAATACCTGTGTGAGAACGAAAACCGGCTGTGGGGCTGCGACGGGCGCACGATCTATGCGAGCAAGCTCGGCGATCCCTTCAACTGGAACGTGTTCGAGGGCCTTGAGACCGACAGCTACGCCGTGGACACGGGCAGCGCGGGCGACTTCACGGGGTGCGTGAGCTTCCTCGGCTATCCGGTGTTCTTTAAGGAGGACCACATCTACAAGGTGTACGGCAGCATTCCGTCCAACTTTGAGGTGATGGGCTCGGCCACGCTGGGCGTTGCCAAGGGCTGCGGCGGGAGCCTCGCCATCGCGGGCGAGCGGCTGCTGTACCTCTCCAATTCCGGCGTGATGATCTACTCGGGCGGCATCCCGCAGAGCCTGCACGACGCCTTCGGGCAGACGCGGCTCAAGAACGGGCGCGCGGGGAGCGATGGCCTCAAGTATTATCTGAGCGCGCAGGACGAGGCGGGGGACTGGAAGCTCTACGTCTACGACACGCGCAAGGGCATGTGGCACATCGAGGACAAGACGCACGCGACGCACTTCTGTCGCTATCAAGGGAATACCTATTTCCTGACGGCGGAGGGCGAGATCACGCTGACGGGCAACATTCTCGACGCGCCGGAGGGCTGCACGGACGAGGAAGACTTCACGTGGTTCGCCGAGACGGGCGACTTCACGGAAAAGGGCTCGAGCCAAAGTACGAGCTACGACGGCGTGAAGAAGAGCATCGCCAAGCTGTGGGTGCGTATCGAGGTCGCGGCGGGGGCCGAAGCAAAGGTGCTGATGCAGTTTGATTCCGACGGGAAGTGGGTGCAGGCCGGGCAAACGCTGAAACCGGAACGAAAGCGCAGCTATTACCTGCCCATCGTGCCGCGGCGCGCGGACCATTACCGCATCCGCATCGAGGGCAAGGGCGAGTGCCGCGTCTATTCGATGAACCGCGAATACTACGCGGGCAGCGAGCTCAAGAGCACGCGCGGACCACAGTAAAATTCAAGCAGAGAGGAGAAGAAAATGGCGTATACATACGATGACTTTCAAAAGGCAGCGAGCGGCAGCAATGTGAATTTTTCGCAGTATGATCTCGACCTTGCGAAAAAGTACCCTGAGTTCGGCATGAGCGTGCTCGACCTCAAGAAGCAGTACGCGGGCGCGACGACGGCAGAGCAGCGCGCGCTCATCAACGCCAAGGCGAACCAGCTGCGCAGCAGCTACGGCAACTACACTGCCGGCGCGGATGGCAGCCAGTACGTGAGCGACGGCAAGTACGCCCAAGGCATCGACGACACGCTCGATAAAATCGGGTCGTTCGGCTCGTTCAGCTACAAGGACGCGCCGACCTACGAGAACCGCTACCAGCAGAAGCAGCAGGAGCTTTTGGACGCGGCGCTCAATCGCGATCCGTTCTCGTGGAGCAAGGAGACGGATCCGCAGTACGGCAGCTACAAAAAGACGTATCTGCGCGAGGGGGAGCGCGCGACAGCGAACGCGCTGGCGCAGGCGAGCGCCGCGAGCGGCGGGAGGCCGAGCTCTTACGCCGTGAACGCGGCGACGCAGGCGGGCGACTATTACGCGACGAAGCTCTCCGACGTGATCCCGACGCTCTACCAGCAGGCATACGAGCGGTATCTCAAGGACTACCAGATGAAGCTGAGCGACCTGAACGCGGTGAACCAGCAGGAGCAGCTGGACTACGCGAAGTATCTCGACCAGCTGGGGCAGTTCAACACCGACAGAAACTTCGACTACAACAACTATCTCGGCGAGTACGGCCGGTTGCAGGACTACCTCGGCAATTTGCAGGGGCAGGACAACACGGAGTACAACCGCTATCTCGGCGTGCTGGACGAGATCAGGGAAAAGCAGCAGCAGGAGCAGGAGCTCAGCCGGTCGCAGATCGACGCGATGCTGCAAGCGGGCGCGTCGCCGAGCGCGAGGCTCATCGGCAAGAGCGGGTACGAGAGCGAGTACATTCAGGCGCTCGAGAATTACTACAAGCAGCAGGCGGCGGCGAAGGCGAGCGGCGGCGGGAGATCCGGCGGCGGAACGGGCGGAGGAGGAAAGCCCAAGAGCAAAATGAGCCTGACGACCGCGCAGAAGATGGCAAAGGCCGGACAGTTCACGCAGGAGGTACTCGACACGCTGCACGCGGGAGGATTCAACGACGCCTATCTCGCGTCGGAGTACGGCTATACCGGCGGCGGAAGCGGACGCACGAAGTTCGGCTACGATCCGGACGAGGGCATTTTCACGTGGAACGGGTACCGCTTCAATTCGCCGGAGGCATTTGCGGAAGCGCTGGATCGCGCGGCGCTGACGGACGCGGAAAAGGCCGAGATTTCCAGAAAGCTGAAAGCCAACGGATTCAACATCACGTTCTGATGAGGTGACGACATGGCAATTAAAATCACGCAGATCAAGCCCGAGGGCGCGCAGAAAAGCGCGCCCTCGGCAAAAGACTATTTTGAAGAAAAGCCGAGAGGCGAGAACACCGAAGACACCGGGCGCATCAAGATCACGAAGATTCCGAGCGCGGAAACACGGCGCACCGTTCCGGCAAGCCCAACGCAGACGCCGGACACACGAACGCCATACCAAAAAGCGCTGGACGAGGCGATGATGAAACGCGCGGCGGCGGATCGGAAGAACCGGGAGCGGGGGCGCAGGAGCTCTGGCCGCTCGCACGCGCAGGAAGTGCGCGGGATCACCGGCGACAAGACGAAAAAGAGCATTACCCCCATCATCAAGAGCGCGGCGGCGGGCTATGCGGCGGACATGGTCGGCGCGGCGGACACGCTGCTGCGTGCGCCGAGCGGCCTGAACTACGCAGCGAGCCAGGAACGCGGAGAGATCGAAGCCTCAAAAAAGAACATCGCCGCCTATACCGAAAAGCTCAAGGCGGCGAAGACCGAGGAGGAGCGCCAGCAGTGGCAGACACTTATCGACCGCAACAAGCGCCTCATCGAGATCAACAGCAAGGCTGCGGGCGAGCAGGTGAAAAACTATCAGGACGCGACGAGGGGCGCGCAGGAGAAGCTGCAAGGCACCTATCAGAAGCTGCGCAAGACCGCATCCGACAACATGGAAAAGGCGAACGAAGGGCTCACGCCGGTCGGCAAGTACCTCAATAACGTCGGCGCAGCGGGCGCGCAGATGGTCGCAGACGCGGCGCTCGGCGGCGGCAGCGCGCTCGGCCCGATGTTCCTGCGCGTATTCGGCGGAAACTCGCAGGAGGCGGCGGAGGCGGCGGACAAGCCAGGCATGAGCGCGGCGGAACAGCTGGACGCGCAGAACCGGGCGCTGCTGTACGGCACGGCGAGCGGCGCGGTGAGCATCGCGACGGAAAAGATCAGCAACGTCGCAGCGCCGTTCAAGAAAGCGTTCGGCGGCGGCTTCCTCGACAAGGCAATCGACGGAGCGATCGCCAAGATGAACGGGAATGCGGCGGGACGGCTCGCCCTGTCGTTCCTGTCTGAGGGCGGCGAGGAGGTCATCGAAGACATCGTACAGCCTGCCTTGCAGACGATTTACAACGGTAAGAGCGCCGGACAGAATTACAGCGAGCTTGATGCGGCGGAGATCCTGAACGACTTTCTTGTCGGCGGCACGCTGGGACTGCTGGGCAGCGGCGTAGAGGGTATTCAGCGAAGAAGCGCGCAAATCGAGACTGAGCGCGCCGCGGCGGAGACGAAGGAGGCCACACCGTCGGCGGAAGCGATGACGCAGGAAGAGACCGCACCGACAGCACAGCAGCCGGTGCAGCAGCAGAACACCATGCCCGCACAGCCTGCGGTGACGCCTGAGAGCGCGAAGGGCATGGGCGAGGGTAATTTGACGCCCACACAGCCGAACGCCGCACAGGGCGCGGCAGAGGGCAAAGCGGACGCCTTAGACGAGGGCAAGCGCGTCAACCTTCTTGAGTACAGCAACGAGCAGAACGCGCAGAAGGTTGAAGACGGACTGAAAGACGGCACGCTGGCCGTGGATGCAGAGCACAATATCTATCGCGTGAATGAGGATCAGCACATCGACCGGCGCGACAGCGCGAGCGTGGGCGAGCGGAGTGTGAACGCCTTCCAGTTTGACCACCCGGAACTGCACCAGTATTTCGCGGACGCGGCGGCGGATCTCGCCGAGGAGATGAGCTTCGCCCAGAAGGGTGGCGAGCTCATCCGCCGGACGAGCCGCGAGGCGGGCGACGACGAATACATACGCACCAAGCGCGGCGCGAGCGAGCGCATCACGCGGCTGCTGGATGACGAGGGCGTGCGCTACGACGACATCGACCGCTCGATCGAGGCCATCATTCACAATCACGGGCAGGAAAACTTTGCCGCGGCGAAGCGCGTGGAGCTGCTGCTGGACGAAATGCTGACAAACGGCTATACGGATATCCACGGGCAGCACATTGCACCGAACGAAGAATACATTGCAGCAAAGAAAGCCATTCCCGGCGCGGACACGAGCGCGAGGACGCGCGAAGAGCTGCCGCTGTGGGACATGGCGAAAGGAAAGGACGGAGGGGTTTATGGACAGACAATCGAACAGAATGCCGGAGGGCCTGAGCTTGCCGACGCTGCCGAAAGAGGCACACCAGGCGAGGTCAACGCAGCGCGTGCACTATCTGATGGAGCTGCCGAACGGGGAGAGCGCCGGGGTAACGGAAGAGAATCTGAGCGCATTCCTCGAGAAGTACGGAACGTCGGCGGAGAAGACGGAAACGCGCTAACGGTACAACAGCGGCTTGCGGCATCCGGTATCTCACAATTCATCAGCCCGCGGGAGGCCAACGTTCCGAATGGCGCAAGCGGCGATAACACCGTCACCATCTTTGACGAGGTAGACTGGGACCAGGAGCTTATCGGCGCGGCGGACTGGGCAAAGTCCAAGGGCGTGAAGAAGGTAACGGCGCTGCTCGGTGTCATCAAGGTTGAAAAGGACGGGAAAACCGGCAGAATTTTCGGCGCGTTCAACGCCGACACGGGCGAAATTTTCGTCAATGCCGGTTCAGTGCAGCGCAGCGTGAGCGAGACGATCGAGCATGAAACAGCGCATTATCTGGCCGAAGTGGCGAGGCGCGAGAACGTCAGGACGTTTATGCGCGACGTTCAGAGCCGGTACAGCAGCGAAGAGTGGGGCAAGGTGTACGACGCCTACTTTGACCGCTATGCAGCGCTGACGGGCGACTACGCGGGAATGAGCGAGAGCGATATCGAGCTCTATGTGTGGGAAGAGATCATGGGCGATGCCTATGCCGAGATCGACCAGTATGACGAAAAGGCGAGCTGCTTCAACCGCGAGGCTGAAAACGCGCTGTCGCAGAGCGGACAGGAAAGCGAAAGCGCCTTACATGGCGAACGCACGCCGGGCGCGGTGGAACAGGGCCGCGAGACCGCGGCGGCGACGGAACGCAGGACAGGGCCGCCTGAGAAGTTCAGCGTGCTTGAGGAGGTCGAAGGCGAAAACGGTACATACGGCAAGGGCGTCATGCTCGACACCAACCTCTTCGATGGAATCCGCCCGAGAGACTGGGGCAAGGCGCTCAGCCGGTACGTCTACAACAACATGGCCGGCATGGAGTTGACGGCATACGACGCGGCCGGAAGGCCCGAAACGGTCTATCTTGCCCGCACAAACGACCGCGTGCAGAAAGACGGCACAAAAAACAGCCGCAAGGTTATCGACAAGCTGGCGAGAAGCACGGGAGATAATATCCGCAGCCTTGCAGTCGTCCACCTGGACGAAGCGCTAACGACGTCCAGATATGAAAATTCCACCGATGAACACAATCATCAGTGGATGGATGAAAACGGATGGGAATACAGAAAGACATATCTGCAAGACCGATCCGGAAATATTTACGAGGCAACGCTGAACATTGCAGACGGACGGGACCGCAAGATCTTGTACGACATCAATAACATTCGGCTGGTCGACAAAGCAAAAAGCCCCGGCGAGCATACCGCTGCTGGCGATAGCCAGCGCTCCCGTTATCAGGAGCCGACGGCGGGTGATACTCAATCCGAGGCAAAAGCCGGAGAAATTACCGGCGGCGTCGTGCCCTCAGCCGTTACCGGAGGGGCTCGCTCAACATCACGCAATTTCTCCGAAAAGAGAATAGCAGATGAAAGCGAAAATGTCAAGTCGCCGACGCTGGGCGACGAAATCCGCAGGCAGATCATGGGCGAAGAGACGGAACCGTTCAAGACCGGAGAATCGTCCGCAAAGGACGTCGATACCGGCGGTGCCGCCTCTTCTGCGGAAAGTGTATCTGAAAACGGCGGGAACGTCAAGCCGAAGACGCGGTTTTCGCTGGATGAGCCGGTCGAGGAGACGAAGACGCTCGTCGCCATGCACAACATGACCGAGGAGAAGCTGCGCCGCACGCTGGACATCGGCGCGTGGCCCGCGCCCTCTATTGCCATTGTCAAGGCGAAAGACGGGCACACCAACTATGGCGAGTATTCCGCCGTCTTCCCGCGCGAGACCATCGACCCGCAGAGAAGCAGCAAGAACAAGGTCTACGGAGGGGACGCCTGGACGCCGACGCGCAGCAACGCGCGCGTGGAGTACGAGGTCGACCAGAGCAAGGCGAGAGCACTCGAGCGCGAGATCGACAGGCTGTCGAGCGAGTTTGCGGGCGGCGCGTTCCGAAACAGCAGCGTCATCGGCGCGGCGGGCGTGAACGAAGTGACCGAATTGAGCCTTGACGACATCGCCGAGCGCCTTGCGAAATATCCGGCCGTGCAGGCGGCATACTTACAGAGCAAGGGCAAATCGCTCGAGCCTATCTACAAGGAAAAGAAGTTCGACAGCCTGGGCAACGACGTGCTGCGCCAGTACGTCGACCGCGTTGGTATGCAAGAAGTGGCACAACTTTACGCGGAGATGGAGACGGGCGGCAGCCTTGACGAAAGCGCACTGAATGCTGCGCGCGAGGTCATCGTGGACGACTGGGCGAAGCGGAACGCGCGGCTGCTTGAGCGGAGAGCGAAGAACCGGGACAAGCTCATCGCCGTGCAGAAAAACAGGCTGGAAGACTGGCGCATTGAAAAGTTCATCCGAAACGCCGAGGCGTATATCGAGCAGAACGGTACGAGCGGCGACGAGGTCGACAAAGAGGCCACGTCGGAGAAAATGCACAGCATGATCGCGCCAAGCGGAAGCTGGGGTGACGTAGAAAAGACCGTGCAGCAGTGGGTGAGACCGCGGCTGGACGGGATGCTCGGGAAGCCGGGTATCTACAACGGAAAAGACCCGTACACGGAAAACGGCAGAAAGCCGTTCAAGGAGACGCACTGGGACTATACGGCGGAAAATATTGTGCGCGCGATGAACAATGCGAGTGACCGCGGCGAGGGCATGTGGGGTCTGACCGGCGGGACACTCGCCGCAACGTCGGCACCGCAGTATGACAGCGTCGATGCGATCCACGCGGACGAAGAGAGACTGCGCGCAGAGAGCGACGACGTACATGAAAAGCGGCTGCGCGACCTCGACATCGAGATTGACCGCGTCGTGGACGATCTGCTGCGAAGCACAAAGGCACACAGCGACAGCGAGTACGAGGAGCGGCACATCCTGGAAGATGTGCTTGCGGAAGCTGCAAAGGGTGAGCATTCTCCGGCGGCGATCAAGCGGTCGTTTGCAAAGGACGGCTATGCCATCAAAGACGGGAATGCGAGGTCGATCATGCGGCTATTCGACATTGCCGCGAAGATCCCGGCCGGCTACTTCGAGGCCAAGCCGCAGCGCGTCGTCGGCTTCGATGAAGCGCTTGCTGTTGTCGCGCCGGATGATGCGCCGGGCGACCTCTTGAGCGAGATGCGCGATGCGGGCATGAACGTCGTGGAGTACCGCGCGGGAGACGACGCAGACCGCCTTGATAAGATCAACAGCATCAAGAACGTGCGTTTCTCGGCGGAGAATGAAGACGGCGAGCTGAGCGAACAGCAGGAGCAATCCTATGAAAAGACGGAGCGAGACGGTAAGCGCGGAGAGTATTTGTCGATTCCTGCGGAGTGGAAAACGAAGCTCGAGCGCGCACGGACGGCGGCAACGAACAACATCAAGCCATCCGGCTTCGACAGCTACGATGCCTATCTCGATGCGCTGGACAAGCAGCGCGCGGCGGATCGGGCCGAGCGGCTGCGCGTCAAGAGCCGGGACGAATTCAAGGGCACAAAAGCACTCGACGAGTTGGGCGTGAAAATCGCGAACAGCGCAGGCATCTACCACAACGCAGAACAACTCATTGCCAACGACAAGGCGGCAAAAAGCATTCAGAACGCAACGAAGCGCGCCGAGCAGCGCTTGGGCGCGACGCGGCAGGAAAAGACCATCGCGCGAGACATTGCAAACGGCGAGCGCTCGATGGCAGATATCCCTCGCAGCGTGAAAAAGTCGCGCGTGCTTGAGCTCGTGGACTATTACACGGCACAAAAGGCGACGAAGACGGGGCTTTTGCAGCAGCAGCGCATCGAGATCAATGACGCGCTGCGCGAGCAGGCGCGCGAGCTCATCGGAACAGAAGCACCGGAGATCAACCGAAAGGGCCTGAGAAAGCTCTTCGACCCGAGTAAAGGCCTTGTGCTTTACCATCGCACGCCGCAGCGCATTATGCGTGCTCTCTTTGGCTGGAAGCAGGGCCAGCAGATCAACGAGGCTGTTTTCGAGCCGGTCTACGAGAACGAGCAGGAGCGCAAGCGCTTCATCAACCGCATGTTTGACGAGGTTCGAACCTTTGAAGGCGCGGACGGCAAGAAAAGCGCACTGAACAAGGACGAGAGCGCCTTTGCGCAGAGATTGAAAGAGGGACGAACCGTCGAGGATCTGGTTGAAAAGTCCGGCGCGGCGGAAAGTATCAGAGCGGCGGCGGAAAACCTGAAAAATGGCGCAGAGATGAAAGATGCCGCGCGGGAATTCAGCCTCGACAAAGGTTCGCGCAATCTGGCGCGGCAGTATGCCGACTGGCTGCAAACGCAGGATGACTACGCGGCGGCAAAGAACGTCGACCGCACGAAGGTCGAGAACGCGATCGAGAAATACACAGAGCTCTATGACAAACTCTATGCCGCGATCAACGACTTCCTTGTAGCGCACGGATACGAGCCCATCGGCTTTATCAAAGGCTACGCGCCGCACTTCCAGACGAGTGAGGCAAACGGAAAGCTCGAGAGCGCACTCAAGGCAATCGGCGTCGACCTCGGCTCCGGCGTGGGCAAACTGCCGACGAGCATCGCAGGTCTGACGAAATCCTTCAAGCCGAACAAGCGGTACAATCCGTTCTTCCAGCACCGCAGAGGCGATGAGACGGACTACGATATCGTCAAGGGCTTCGAGACATACGTGGACTATGCGAGCGACGTGCTGTATCACACGGACGACATCATGCGCGTGCGTCAGATGGCAAACTACCTGAGGTCGACATTCGCACCGGAAGAGATGAAGGCAGACATCGACCAAATGGAGGCCATGCGTTACGCTCCGGCGGACGTGAAGGAAGAATACTTGCGCGATAAAAAGAAAATCACGGGTGATACCCTCCTGAGCTATGAGGACCTGACAAACCTAATGGAACAGTATACGGACGAGAAGTACCGCAGCATTGAGGACGCGACCGAATTCAGCGACCTTGTTTCATGGATGGATGATTACGCGAATAAGCTGGCAGGCAAGCAGCTTTTCGAGGACCGCGCAATGGAGCGCGAGGTCGGGCGCGAAGCGCTGAACGGCGCGAAGAAGCTCAACCGCATGTTCGCCCGCGCGAACGTGGCAGGAAACCTCTCGTCGGCACTGAACCAGACGGCACAGCTGCCGATGATCGCAACCGAGCTCGGACAGAAGTACACATGGCGCGCCGTGGGCGATATCCTGAACGGAAAGACGACCGGCATGAGCGCATTCCGCGGCGAGAGCGACTTCCTGACGGAAAAGAGCGGCATTGACTACATCCAGAGCACCAAGGGCGAAAAAGCGCTGGAAAAACTATTTAGTCCACTGGAAAAGGTCGATACCCTCGTCAGCACGATCGCTGTGCGCGGCAAGTACCGTATGGAGTTAGACGCCGGAAAGAGCCCGAAGGAGGCGATGAAAGCGGCGGACCGCTGGGCGCGCGATATCATGGGTACACGCTCAAAAGGCTCAGTGCCGCTGACGTTCCAGTCGAAAAACCTTATCGCACAAATGCTGAACATGTTCCAGGTCGAGGCAGCGAATACCCTCGAGCACGTCACTCAGGACCGGCTCGGCCCCGGCTTCAAGGAAATGGCCGCAAAAATCGGCAAGGATAAGGCCATTAAAAAACTCGCAAGCGACGCCATTGCCTATATGCTGCTCGCTTTCCTGCTCAACCGACTGGACGAGGACGCCTACGGCGGAACGCCTGCGCCGTTCGATGTCATCGGCATGGGGCTGAACGCCGTCGCGTCCGGCAACGGATTGACTTCGAGCGACATGCTCAAGATGATCACCGACGATGTGACCGAAAACATCTTCGGCGAGCGCCTTTTCGACACCGATCCAAACGACATGAACGACGAGTTTGACGGCTGGTCGGCGGCGGAAGATACGCTATACAACATCAGCAACGATGTACCGTATGTGCGCAACGTGGCGGGCCTGATGGGATGGGGCGACCAGACGTTGCCGATGCCCGACATCGTTGGCGCAGCAGGGAAGACGAAAGACGCACTCAAGAACGCAGATAGTGCGGGCGAATTTTGGGCAGAGGTCGCGAAGCAGCTCGTGGGCCTCGCGGGCGACACGCTTCCGGGCGGCCGACAGGCCGAGAAAACCGCGCAGGGCATTGAAGCCGTTGCACGCGGCGGGTCCTACAAGGGGAGCGGTGACAAGAAGCAACTGCAATATCCGGTGAATTCACCGCTGGAAGATCCGTTTGAAGCTCTGCGCGCGGCGCTCTTCGGTAAGAACGCGCTGAACGAATCACGTGTATATTGGGCAGAAGGCGGAAAGGCGCTGAGCGCATCACAGACAGCGCTCTATCAGGAACTCGTCGACAGCGGCATGAGCCGCAAGAAAGCATACGAGACCATCAGAGACTTCAACGACGCGACGGCCGATCTGGAAGCCGACAAGGACGAGAACGGCAATCCCGTCAGCGGAAGCAAGAAAGAAAAGGTCGTCGAGGCGATCAACAAGCTGCCGCTGAGCCGGAAGCAGAAAAACTTGCTCTATCTCAGCAGAGGGTACAGCGAGAAGGATCTGAACAGCCTGCCGTGGAACTGA